TATAAAACATCAGGGGAATCAAACTGAACGTCCCATGATAAAACACCATTTGAAACATCATTATTTGTTATACCATCATTATATGGGGTGCCAGTTGAACCATTTGGAGTTGATTGAATCCTAAATGGATGAGCATTCATGTTATTAGTAAACTCATATTCTTGACCTCTTGTTAAATATATTATTGGGTCATTTTCTGCTCCTGTTAAACCTGGTCCTGTAAATGTATAATCTGAAATACCATTTGCTCCTAAAGTCCAGTTTGGTGTAGCTGATCCACTTCCTCCTGAGCCTACTAAAGACCAACCAGAGCTAACATTCCAAGAACCTGTGTCGTTCAATACATAAAGTTCCTCTGTATCTCTTTGGTATACAACTAAACCATTATAAACATTAACCTCGCTAAAAGATAACCTTGCAGATTGATCTGCAACAGTTATCCTTGAATCTATTGGATCCGTGCTAGTTATTTTAAATCCCGATGGTAGTGTAATAGCCATGTTTTGTTTTTTTTAATATTATCTTTCTAAATTATACCCTTGAGTAGTTCCGGCTCCACCTGCTTGTAAAGCTGCTGTTCTATATATCTTATATCCTCCTACGGTTGCAAATAATCCTGTAAAAGCACCATCAGGTCCTAATACATTTAAGTTTAAGGCTGCATCTTTAATAGCTGTTAAGTTAGAAAGGGAAGCATCATATACTATGTATTGATATTTATCTCCTGTCCAAGTTATAGAAACACTAGCCCCATTTGGGTTTGTTGTTCCTTTTTGAATAGTTCCTCCTTCAACTGAACCTGCTCCACTAACCCAGTTATTTAGGTTTTGTAATTCTGATTCTGTGAAAGTAGTATTAGCTGATGCTCCAGCTCTTACACTTATGATTCTTGAGTAAGTTCTAGTAGCTGATGTTCTTCTTGCGTTTGCAAAGTTACTTGGTTTTAATGCTGGGTCGTTATCTGCACCTGCTACACCTGAAGATGAATAATCAGCTGTTGCAAATATGCTTTTTGCTGCTGTATCACTAGATACTAATGTAATAGGAGATGTAGGTGGAGATGTTGTTAAACTTCCTACATGATATACCCATCCGTTTCCTGCACCTTCAGTTGCTAAAAATGCAATACTACCTGTAGCACCTTCTTCTATTTGTAAGCCTGAAGCTCCTAACTCTACATCTGGAGTGTATGCTATTGTTGGTATAGCTGCTAAACTTTTAGTAAGATTTAAATCTAAGTTTGCGATTTGTTTGTTTATTACACCTGTTGCAGGATTACTTGAAGTTATAACCAATTGGTAATCTCTTGAACCTGATGTATTTTCAGAAATAACAAATGAACCTCCTGTTCCTACTGGGCCTTGTAGTAATTTTGTATCTCCTACGGTTGTTTCAAATAATGAAGCACTTATTAAAACGTTTGATCCTAAATCAAAATTAGCAGTAACACCATAAGTGTGTAATACTTTATTAAATCTGTCTACATCATATGTTGGAGCTGTATTTGTAACCGCTGGTACTGGGTTAGGTGGAATACCAAAAACAAATTTTAATACTTCAGTTCCTTCATTGTATTCTACTATAACATTGTCATCAAAATCTAATACTTCAATACCACCTATTTTTTTATAAGGTGTAGAACCACTAACATATTCAATGTCTCCACCACCTCCGCCTCCGGAGCCTACTAAAGACCATCCTGAGTTTACATCCCATGAGCCTGTGTCATTTAATACATAAAGTTCTTCTGTATCTCTTTGATATACAACTAAACCGTTGTAAACATTAACTTCACTAAATGCTAATCTTGCGGCTTGATCAGCTACGGTTATTCTTGAATCTATTGGGTCTTTACTTGTTATCTGAAATCCCGAGGGTAATGTAATTGGCATAATTATTGTTTTTAGGTGTTTTTTAGGTGTTTAATACATATTCTGCAGTTGTTCCTGTGTATCCTGCTTGTAAATCTGTTGTTTTATAAATCTTATATCCTCCTACTGTTGCGTATACTGCTCCTCCAAATGAAGAAGGTAATACATCAAAACTAGTAGCTCTTTCTTTAATACTTGCTAAATTAGGTCTAGCAGCATCATATACTATATATTGGTATTTGTTTCCTGTCCAATATAAATCCACATTATGACCATTTGGGTTTGTAGTTCCTTTATCTATAGTACCTATAGTTCCTCCTAATGAAGTATCCCAAAAATCTAAATCTTGTAATTCGTTTGCTGTAAATGAAGTTGCTGTAGTAGCTCCATATCTAACACTTTTAATCCTAGTATAAACTCTATTAGCAGAGACTCTAGATGCTAATGCGGAATTACTTGGTTTTAATGCTGGGTCGTTATCTGCACCTGCTACACCTGATGAGGAATAAGCTGCTGTTGCATTTATTGTAAATTGTTGGTCTGCGTTATAATCTACTAAGTTAACACTTCCACTAACATTTGCAGGTGTAGGTCCTGTTGGTGTGTGAGGATAATTCATATCCATATCAACAAATACCCAATTTCTTTCATTTGAACCTCTAGATGAAGTATATGATATATTTCCTATAGCTCCTACTTCTATTTGATTGGAAGCAACTCCTAATTGAGCTGTTGCCGTTGTTGATACTGATGGAATATCTGCTGCTATTTTATTTAGATTTAAGTTAAGATCCACGGATGCAGAAACAATTGCTCCATCTGATGGATTACTTGAAGTAATCATTAACCTATAAGATCTTGAACCTGTGGTATTAGGTGTAACTGATAAACTTGTTCCAGTTCCTACTGGTCCTTGTAAAGTAGCTTCACTTCCAGCTGTTGTTTCTAATAATGAAGCACTTATTAACGAATAAGCTCCTAAGTTAAAGTTTCCTACAACATCATAAGCATCTAATACTTTATTAAATCTGTCTGTAGCAAAAATATCTCCTGTGTTGGTTAATGATGGAGTTGGTGCTGTAGGTGTTCCAAATATAAATTTAAGAGTACCACCTTCAAAAGTAACAGCAACATCATTATCAAAATCTTGTACTACTATATTTTGAATTACTTGTGAAACCTCTGAGTTGTATGTTATATTACCTCCTCCGCTTCCACTTATTGAATAATTTGTATCTCCAACTCTTAATGAAGTAAGAGGGGAAGATGAACTTCCTGTTGGATTAGCTATAACATCAGTACCACCAACTTCTAAATCAAAAGTAGAGGCATCCCCTTTTGTGAATGTTAAAACATTTCCAGCTGCAGAGCCCGTAATCATAAATGAACCTGTGTCAACAGTAGCTGCGCTTTGTTCTGGTTCGTATGGGTTTACTGGTACCTGGTCTAAGAATCTTGCAAATGTAGGCATAATTTTATCTATTTTCTAATTATAAATATCAAAGTATAACTTACCTATTAAACTCCTTTATTAAGAATTTAAATCTTCTCCACTTCTACCTATACTATCTCTTCCATCTGGAAGTTTTGTGACTCTTTGTTCATATCTTTCAGGCCTTGAATCAGTTTCCATTTGGAAAATGATTTTAGATTTTGAATTAACTTTCTTAATAGAATTAAGATCTTTCTGTATAACCTCAGGTATTAAATACCCGTATAAATTTAATTGGAATGTACCTCTTACTAGTCTTTCTTGACTTTGTTGTAATTCAGTAACGGTTGAGAAACTATCTATTCGTGCTTGAAATTTAAACCTATCAGGATTACCCCAATAAGAATCAGAAGCATAGTTTATGGCTTCTATTATTTTGTTTAATTGTTCCACATAATAGGTTTGTATAATACAACTATATGTTAAGTTTACCCAATCAGGGATAACATTAGCTATATA